TGTGCCATCAAGGCGACTGTCAAACAGGAGCGCGGAAACACTCACGTCCCGCTGCCCGGCCGTATTTGCGATATCTGTCAGCATGTAAATCTTACCGCCCACATTTACAAGCGCCTTCGGCTCGTCGCCGGTTAAATAGTCGCTCGCTATACGGTAGGCTTTTTTCAAGCTGTTGTCGGCATAATTATGCTGAGCGATGTACGCCGCGCCCGGACCGGAGAAAAGCTGAAGTATCTGCTCCTTGTAGACAATGGCCTGCTCTTCGATAAGCGTGTCTGATGCGCTAAGCCCCGCCGCTTCCTTGACCATATCAGCGGGCAGCGGGAACGCCTTGTCAATTAACCCGAAAGACGAACTGACAGCGCCGTTGATGTACGCCCCATCGGCCTCGTAAGTACAATAGTACATGTCATTGTCAGGATCATAAGCGATCCCCCGCACGCGATAGTGCACGGGCGCAAGCTGCCATGAATCAATTTCAAGTGTGTCAGGGTCGATTACCGCTATTTTGTAGGCGTTATCGCCGTTGCCGCACGCCGCATATATTTTGTGTGTGTTGGGGTTGTAGCATATACCGGCGCCCTGGCCGCCGTCCGCGATCACTTTGGACAGGCCATCCACGGGGGTGAAATCTGTATCATACGCCGTCAATACCAGATCCGTGTTCTCGTTCTTATCTGCGTAGCTCGTGCCGTACGCTACAACAATCCTGCCATTGGCGGAATCGTAGCAGGCACCGCGCAGCGAATAATCACGCGCGTTCCCTGTGCTCGCATTGAACTGCTTAACAACGTGTTCCACCGGCGCACTGTCCCGCACAGCCTTGCTTACTATCAGGGGTTTTGTGTTGTACGTCCCGCTGTCATTTACCACAACGCTGTCGTCCGTCCAAAGCGCCTGCGTCAGCTTATACGTGGCCATTGGTACAACAACCTTCTCACCGCTTGCCAGCGCAGTCTCAAATGCAGCTGTATCGTCCGTGGTTCCGTCACCCTTTGCCCCGTACATCTGAGGAGTTACATAGCCGCCGCTGAGAGCCTCAACGCCGCCGCTGCTGTTGAAGGTGAGTATCTTGTTGCTGCCTGACGCATTGGAAAGCGTTGCGGCAAGCGACTGGAGGACCTGGGGCATAGATTCGATGTTCCGTGCAACGTTGGCGGCGGATTCCGCTGCCTCATTTGCTGCATTTGCTGCTTCCGTCGCGGCTTCTGTCGCTTCATTTGCGGCTGTGGCCGCGCCCTCGGCTGCTTCAAGGCTTGATTCAATATAGTTTATGACGCTCTCGGACTGTGCTCCGTCTTCAAGGGGAGATTTTTCAACGTCCAAGATGAAGTTTGCCGTTGCGCGCCTTCCACTTGCATTCGTGAAGACAAGCTCTGCAATGCAGGGTCCCCACATAGCCGTCATCTGCTCTTCCAGTGTTACCGTGGCCACGTTGCCGCGGAGCACCACCGTCCCGCCTGCATAGACGTTCTTATCCGGTTTTCCGATGTTGATCACAGCCGTATAGCCAGCCAGTGAGAAGACCGTATCGCCATCGTAGACCGTGAAGTCGATGGTATATCCCCTGTCATACTGATTGACCGGCACAACTACCGGAGCATCGCCGGGAATTAAATTCAAGTTGTAGGATGCCATTTACTCTGTTTCCACCTCCTCAACTTCAAGATTGACATACTCGCCAAATGTTACCGTTGTGTACATTTCTTCTTCAGATTCTTCAATCTTCGTTACCCTTGCGGATACGAAGATCATTCCTTCCGTGTCCGACAGCTTGACCGTGTCGCCAACATTAAGAACAATATCCGGGTCAAGGATATCTGCCGAGAACTCCTCCGCCATGTGATTGCGCTTTCGGAGTTCCGCTACTGCCTTACTCAGCAGCATCTTCTTATTGGTCGTATCATACGAAAAGAAAGCAATTACCCATCCGCCGCCTTCGTCCTTGGCCTTGAATCGTCTCCAGTTCTCTCTACCCTTTCGACTGTATAAGCTGCCGCCTTCGGATAGCCAGATATCGCCGTCATCGTAAGTCATGCCGACTAAATTGATGGGATTCTCTTCTCCTTCTGGTGTTCCGCCTTCGACCCTCAGAGCAGTAGCGAAAGTAGCAAGGCTTCGTTTCCGCTTGATAGAGGATATCTCTCTTCCTGCTACAAGAGGCTTCTGCAATGCCTTTCCGCGCTTCTTGCGGATATCGATGTACATTCCTGTAATCCGGAGACCGTCAATGTCAAAATCGAACTCAAGCTCTACACCGAAGCTGTTGGCCACAGACAGGATCCTCTCCATGACAGTTGATGTGGAGTCCCAGGATAAAGTTCTTTCGTTCCTCGGTATGTCATTGTGTCGGATGGTGAAACCGCTGTCCTTGATGAATAGATTCAAGTAGTATGTGATACGATGCTTTCCATCGGCAGCCATCGCTTTGGCTTCCTCGCAGACGAGGTCGATACCCCCACCTTCAAGGTGCATCCACACGCGCCCTAATTCGGGCTCGCTCTGCGATTCCAGTATCGTAAATACCTGATACCGGTTAAGGCGCTTCCTGAGGACATACCCGCCCGGCTCCGCACATCGTTCTGCCTTTCTTCGCATCCCCTTGGGATACTCAAGGTAGCATTCCATTATAGGAGCACCCGTGTCCAGCTCGTCCTGATACACATCACCCGTGATGATCATCCCGTAACGAGCACCCGCCATACCGAGGACATTGAGCATTTTGTCCGTAAAGTAGACAATCATTCCCATACCTCCCGATATGTCATGGTGTATGATGTGGGTTTTGCCCCCATGCCATCTGTCGTGACTGCACTGCATTCAATCCGGTTGAATCCCGGCTTCAGTGAGAACTCCATCCAGTTGTTGTCGATGCTTCCGAGTGCGGGGTTGGGTCTTCCATTCGACCTGATTTCTCCGGTCGAGCAGTCAATCACGATGTTCTCTGATGCACGCATGACGTTGGCCAGCTCGTCCTGCGATGTCCTGCCTGTTGCTATGCTCTGCGCGAGAGATATGCCAAGACCGGACATCTGCTGCTGCCCCTTTACTCTGGCCAGAGAGACACATACATACTTCGGATTTGTCCCCTGCATGATGGATGTGTAAGCTGATGCATCGATCTCGTAGGTCTCTTCGCCGAGAGTGAAGGTGTAGATATCTCCGAATCGTGCAATGCCGATTCCGATGCCGTTCAGTCCGCTGATCGGATTATCTTTGCCGACCCTCACGCGCACTTTCTTGGCTTCCACGCCATAGACGCACATAACCGCTGTGGCATACGCTGAACCGACTCCGGTCTTTTCAAGAATGATTTCCGCTTCTTCGATTTCCGCTGTCAGCGTGTCGCTCTGTTCGATAATCTCTGAAACAAGTCCGAAATGGAAATATCCGACCTCACGAAGATCGTCCGTGTAAAACAACGGCTGTGCTGTGACAACGTAGTTACGCATTGTCGTCTGCGTGATTGCTTTGTAAAGCGTCACGCCTGTCACTTCGGAAGTATCTATTGTGGGATCAACGATTTCCTCCTCTTCCTCGGTCTCTTCCTCGTCTTCTGTGATCTGCTCGCTCGGAATGACTCGCGCCATCGTTAAGTAACGAGTGCCGTTAATGGTGACCACTTCCTGAGAGCCGTCATTGACTCTGACAGGTGTCATGCGGTAGTATTCCTCCGCATATCTTGTCACCGTATCCGGATAGATGCCCGTGTTGAGGAAGGAATTTGCATTAACGATGAGGTTTCTCGTGCCTCTTGCCAACCCTGCATTGTTTGCATCAGGCGTGCCGATGGCAATCATGTTTCCTGCATCGTCGGAAAAGAGCAAAGACTCTGTCTCTGCCCTCGTTGTCGTCCGGAGAATCGGATAAGCATCCACTGTGCCTCTATAATCAAGCTCGATAGTTGCCCGTCCGCCGTCTGCCTGGACCGTTATGCTGTGCTCATCCACCGCATACTTGTACGGATCCGAGCAGACGAAGACAAGCTCGCCCGTTACAAAGAGATCTCCGGTATCCTCCATTTCGATATTTGTCAGCGTGCCACGAAAGAACTTATCCGGCTCATCATTGAATATCAGCTCCGCTTCTTCTTCCTTCAGGAGCTTCTTGAGTGCGTTGAATTTGTAAGCGTAGTCCCTTGCGTTTTTGGTATTCATCTGGAAGCCCACATGGATCTCTCTCGGCTTCCGCCTGACGGAGCGGAAACGCGCCCCGTCACGGTCTGAGGATTCTGTCTGGGATACCTCCCGTTCATTCCCCTCACGCCCTGATGTGTACAGCGTCCTGTACCCGGGGACCATTTTCTCGATGAAGCTCCCGTTGAAACACAAGGATTCAGACGGGAGCTCGTCAAGAGGCTTTAAGAGTTCTGCTGTATCATGGAATTTATACATTTTATGCTCCTATTCCTCTTCTGCGTTTTTCGTTTCTGTTTATGTCGCCGCTCGTCTCTGCCGCAGCACGTCCAATTTCACGCTTGTCGATGTAAGTCTTGACGATGATGGTCTGGTCTCTCGTGTAGCTCAAAGATTCATCAAGTCTGGCATCCACACCGAAGTCCTTTATATCCGCCTGGGATTTCCGAAGGATGTTGGACGGGATTGCCGCTATCTTCCGCGCCTGCGTCTTGACCATGCCCATCGACTTCTTGAGACCGATGGCATAGCCTTCTCCGGTCCATTCACCGTTTTTAATCTGCACTTGGGAAGGAGAACCGATTTTTGCTTTTGCCTGAATCGCTGCATTAGCCGCCGCAGCTAACGCCGCCGCCTGTGATGCAACCGCACCGGCTT